AGAGGCAGGAAAAGTTGGCTCAATACCTGGAAGAGTACGGCGACCTATCCGGTGTGGTGTACAACAACAACCCGGATTGTGAGGCCATTGTATCTGGCCACCAGCGAACAGCAGAGTTTAAGCGCCAAAAAGCAAAGTTGACAATACTGGAACGGTACGAGCCAGCGCAGCCAGACGGCACTACGGCGCGTGGTTTCCTAGAAACACCAAACGGGCAGCGATACACATACCGAGAGGTGATGTGGGACAAAGAGAAAGCCGACGCTGCCACGATCATTGCCAACGGGCAATTTGGGGAATGGGATAGCGATATACTTGCAAACGCATGGGAATTTGATATGCCAGAGCTGCGAGATTTCGGGGTGCCAGAGTTTGTTTTTGGGGGTGATGGGATGGATGGCGAAGGTGGTGTTCCGAACAACGCGCTAAACAGCGAGGCTAAAGAGGACGATTTTGAGGTGCCGGAGATTAACGAGGTCAAAACCGACATTGTATTGGGTGACCTGTTTGAGATTGGGCCGCACAGGCTGTTGTGTGGGGATAGCACAAGTAGGGCGGATGCAGGGCGGCTGATGGGAGGCGTTAAGGCTGACATGGTGTTTACAGATCCGCCGTATGGCGTAGACTACACTGGAGGCATCCAATTTTCTGCTAATGGGAATGTAAAAAAGAATCAACGTGAAAAACTTGAAAACGACGATTCTGAGCAGATTTACGCAGACTCTATTCCGATTATGGCATCTATTACAAACGGGCCGTGCTATACATGGTTTGCAGACTCTAAGGCTGGAACGATATATAATACGATTAAAGAATTTGGGGAGATTCACGCCTTAATTATTTGGGTTAAGAATGGCGGGTATGGGGCACTAAATGCTAACTACAAACAAAAGCATGAGCCTTGCTTATATTGGAAACCAAAGAACGGGAAGCTAAACTTTTGCGGCGCAACAACAGAAACTACTATTTGGGAAATAAATAAGGATGGTCGCAACGAATTTCACCCGACGCAAAAACCCGTTGCGCTGGCAGCGAAGGCAATTTCAAACCATAACGCTACTTCGGTTGCTGATATATTCCTAGGCTCCGGCACAACAATGGTCGCCGCCCACCAGCTTAACCGAAAATGCTACGGCATGGAAATTGACCCGAAGTACTGCCAGGTTATCATCAACCGGATGATAAGCCTTGACCCGTCGCTTGAAATAAAGCGCAACGGAGAGCCTTACAATCCGTAATACAAAAACAGGCATAAAACAGGCATAAAATGGCAAAGAACGGCGGTAAAATATCACCTGAGACCGAGTTTAAAAAAGGTGAGTCAGGAAACCCGAACGGGAGGCCAAAGGGCGTTCCAAACGCCGCAACGCGCATGAGGCGCTTTTTGGAGCTGGAGATAAACGGAAAGAACCCGATCACAAAGGAGGACGAACAGTTCACGGTTGCCGAATTGATGGATTTGAAGATTATTGCAAAGGCCATGAATGGCGACCTTTCGGCGTGGGAAAAGATAAACGACCGCCTGGAGGGCAAACCCCGTCAAAGCCACGATCTAACCAGCGGAGGGGAGCCGATAAGCGTTAACCCGCTTGAGAAACTACCAATCGAAGATCAGGCAGACATATTGAGGAAAATCAACAAAGCTAATGCTGTCAAATGAGCACATCATTCAGGCTAAGATAGATTGTTTTAAAGCGGGCATATACGATGTGCTTTCGCTTTCAGATAAGCAGATTGAGGCGATACGTGTGCTTTGCGATAATGAGACAGACGAATTGCTATTTGGCGGGGCTGCGGGCGGTGCAAAGACCTGGACGGGGTGCGAGTGGTTGCTATGGTCGTGTTTGGCCTATCCAGGGACACGTTGGTTTGTTGGCCGGCACCACCTTTCTCAGATCAGGGAAAGCACGGTTGAGACATTCAAGAAGGTGTGCGCAAAACACGGCATCCCTCAGTCAATGTGGCGGTACAATGAGCAGACGGTGAAAATCACATTTGAGAACGGTTCTGTTGTGAAAGGCATTGAAATGATGCAAAGGCCGTCTGACTTAGAATTTGATGCTTTCGGCTCGACGGAATACACAGGGGGCTGGATTGAGGAAGGCGGCGGGGTAACATACAAGGCCTATGAGGTGGCCGGTACAAGGATTGGTCGTCACCTGAACGACAAGTACGGGATAAGGGGGAAGCTGCTAATTACGGGCAACCCTTCGAGAAACTGGATGTACACGCTTTTCTACAAGCCATGGAGGACAAACCTATTGCCCGTAGTAAAAAAGTTCATCCAGGCTTTGGTTGGTGACAACGTTTTTCGGGAAAGCGGGTACGAGGACAAATTAAGCCGCCTGACGGGCGCTACCAGGGAAAGGCTGTATTTGGGAAACTGGGACTTTATAGACGACCCGCTTGCGCTTTGCGACTTCGACTGCATACAGGACTTGTATAGCAATGACTTCGTAAAACCAAACCCGCAGGAAAAGTACTTGATACTTGATATCGCAATGATGGGCAAGGACTTGCTAAGGGGCGCGGTGTTCTACGGGAATGTGCTGGAGGATCACGACAAGATGAAGCGAAGCGGCGGGGCTGAGGTGTTGCAGTTCGCTAAGCGGCTCCAGGCAAAGCACAGGATCATGGCCCATAATATCCTTTATGACAGCGACGGCATAGGGGCTTTTCTAGGGGGCGAAGGCGGTTTTATTCCAGGGGCGATACCTTTTCATGCGTTGGCCACGCCGTTCATAATCAACACCAACAACTCTACCGCTCCACAGAAAAACCAAAAGAGTGAGTACCAGACCCTAAGAGATCAATGCGGCTACCTGTTAGCGAATGATATTAATGAGGGTACAATGTGGGCAAAAGCCGTAGTTTCGCAGGGCGATAGAGAGATTTTGACCGAGGAGCTGAGCTATCTCAAGAAAGCGAAAGACGAGACAGACGGCAAGTTGAGAATATTATCAAAGGAGGTCATTAAGCCGCTGTTAGGGCGGTCGCCGGACTTCCTGGACATACTGCTAATGAAGAAGTTTTTTGACCTTCAAAAGATGGCTATGCCGCGTAGGCATGAAAGGAGATTACGATCATTCTAAAATTAACGATAAAATGGCAAATCAAAATCCAATTGACTCATTCATTCAGTCATACGAGTGGCTGATACGTCAACAGGCGCAGGGGGTGAATGCCCCGAACGCAAGGACGCTTGCTCAGGTAATCCGCAACCTGTTCAAAAAAGAAGGCCAAGCGGCAATTACAAAGGCCAATGTAGCCCTGTCAGCCGAAAAAGGGCTTAGACCAAACATGATCCCAAGCCGTCGCCCGGCGGGGGAGGTTCAGAGCGAACGCCGGTCGGCACGCTTAGCTCAAGACAACGTGCCGATGGAAATAACCAACAAAGCCAGGTTGTCACGGGAACAGCGGGTGGCAGAGCGCCTAAGGCTTCAAGCCAAATCGGACGCAAAAAGCGTTGTTGTGGTGGATGAAGCCGAACCGGTTGAACAAGTTGTTGAACCCACGGTAAAAAAGGGGCGGCAAAAGAAAGAAGTGGCAGCGCCGGAGCTTGAGCTTGGTGACACGCAGGAAGAAAACGAGACAAGCGAAGTGCCTATAATCGCCCCGCTTAACACCACAGAGGCGCAGGCGATCATTACAATGTCAGGCAGAAACGCCGTAGCCACATTTGGGGTGGAGCGCATTGCCGCTACCCTGGAAAAGATGGGAGCCGATCACACCACAGGCTCCCCCAACCAATTGGCCAACAGGCTCATTGCCTTAATTGCCGACAAATGAAGGTAGTAAAGCTAAATAAGCCAGACGGCACCATAGTCGCCGCAATTAACCTACCTGACAACCCCTCAGAGTTGCCGCTTGCAAACTATGTCAGCTTTGTGACCGAGGCCGACAAGATAAACCTGCCAGGCGCCAACGTAATCAATGTCATGGCCAAGGCCATATCTGAATTATCAGGAGTGCCGCTTTACAAGCTGCTTGACGCTAATTTCGGAACCGAATGGCAGCACAACTCGCAAAGCATAGACGGAATCAGGTCTATGTACGGCTACGCAGTAGAGTCAATCGGCAAATGGAAAGGGCAACTAAGGGGCACGGGCGATTGCCGGGTGACTTACAAAAACACAGAGTACGAAATACCTGTTATCCTGGCAAGTAGCATTGCCGGTAGAATACTGCCGGACGTTGACGTAAACAGCGCCGTTGAGGCGTATGAAGTAGTCCGGCTATTTGAGCAGCGAATTAGCGCCGGGGCAAGTGTCCGGGAATGCGTCGGGATGCTTCAAACGCTTGAGACGAAAGAAGAAAAGGAGCCGTATTTGAAGCGCCTGCGGTCTATTCTGCCGCACACAAATTCTGTTGACGTTTTATCGCTTTCATACGATGAATTACAGGAAATCATTGCAGAACATGGAGATGAGAACGGCGACAACGCATACTCTCGCTATTTGCACATGATGGCCATACTCTTAAGGAAACCAGGGGAGAAACTGCCTACCGACAAAAGCCAAAAAGAGGCGTTCCTTGCTGAGCGAGCCGTTCACTTCCAGGAAGTTGATACACAGACAGCGCTTGACGTAGATTTTTTTTTGCTCAATATATTGACTCACTTAGAAAAGAAAAGTCATGTCATTGGTTCTTTAACCCGCCAGGCTTTAGGCCTCGTGGTGGAGACGAGAAAGCAGAACGGGAGGCGTACCAACGAGCAGTCAAACACAATGAAACCGTATTCAAAAGGATTGGCTGGAGGACGCTAGTTGTCACGCTGGTTGAGCGCGGTTGGTTTAAGATGCCGGATAAGACACCGATTCAAAGCGCACTATTGGCCTCATTCGAGGAGGCCGTACATGCAATATCAAACGAAAACGCAATGTTATGAAAAAGTCTGACCTAATCTACGCGTTTCGCTCGGCTGTTATTTTCAGCCCTGAGAATGAAATGCCGTGCAGGCAACTGCAAACATTCAGGGTCATTGAAAAAGGCGGCGGCGGGCAAATAGTGGCGGAAAACTTTGGCGCGACGGTATGCGACAAAGAAAGGCCATGGTTTTGGTCGCGCCTATGGGCTGGCAATAAGTACAACCCGAACAACGTCGTCTGGCAATTCCCGGTTCTTGCCTTGATTGAAACATCGTACACAGCAAAGCGCCCGTTGGCTCAAAACTCTGAGCGGTGTTATGACTTCAATATTTCTGTGATGGACACGGTAAATGAAGACTGTGGAAAGTGGAAGTGCAAAGGCTGTAATGGCCGGACAATCAATGATGTGTACGAAGATACCGAAGCGCTGCTTTTTTCTGCGCTCAGGTATTTGGCCGGCTTGATAGAGGCCACACTTCCAGACGGGACGACAGGCGTGTACCATGTCAGTCAGCTTGACGCGATGGTTGCTGCCAGAATGATTACCGGATACACCAGGGGGCAAAATATCGGCTCCTTGCTTGAAAGCAACATACAGAACGCTTCGGCTTACAAAACTTCTTTGGGCGCGGGCGGAATTGTCGGCAACGCGATCAACATTCAAGTATGCATAAAAAACTGCGTGGCCCAGGAGTATAACTTCAACGTGCCTGAATTTGCTGCGCTTGCGCACGATGCCGGGTGCAAAAACTGTGGATAGTGGGAATAACCGACGACATAAAAGAAGCGCTGGAGGTAGCAATGAAGCTGCTACGCGGCGACCTGCGAGACGAGCTAAAGGCTCAGGGTCACTACAATACAGGAAAGCTGCACGACTCAATTGATTATGAAATTCGAGTAGTAGGCACAAGCGTGGTTGCCGATATGGTTTGCGAGGATTACGGGCTGATAATGGAGTTTGGGGTAGAGCCTGGAAGGATCCCGTTCAGCGGCACTAAAAGAGGCAGCGGCGGTGGCGGCAAGTCAAAATATATCCAGGGGTTAATTACCTTTTTCGAGAGCAAGGGGCTTACTGGCAGAGAAGCGGTTGGCGCCGCGTTCGCTACCGCTATGACCCACAAACGAGAAGGGATGCCGACGAATGCAAGTTTCAGGTTTTCAAAAAATGGGGAGAGGTTAGGCTTCGCGTCGAGTACGTTAAGCCGCGATCTTGATATAATCCAAAAGTCCATCGAAAAAACGATGGGGCAAAAGGTTTTCATAAACATTTCAGGATCCGTTAAAATGGAGCCCGTAAACTTCTACACATAATGGCCACAAAAATACTGTTCACGTTCACTGCTGAGGACATTGGGGTAGCAAAAGCCCAAGACCAGATAAAGGAAAAGCAGCTTGCTATCAACAAGGCGATCAAAGAGGCCAAGGCGCTAGGTAGCCCGTATGACGAGCTTCTGGGTGAAAGCATAAAGCTGAAACGAGAGGCCGAAGCATTGAGGGTTGAGCAAAACAAACTCAATCGGGAGTTCAAAGCAACGGCGGTGCCAAAGGATTCGTTGGCCGGTCTAAGGCTTGAGTACTCAAAGCTGACTGAGCAAATAAAAGTTCTCAGCGCTGCCGAACGCCAAAGCAATTTTGGTCAAAACCTGATAAAGAACGCATCCAGGGTAAAAGGCGAGATTGACGGTATAGAGCAAAGTATCGGGCGGTTTACGGGTAATGTGGGCAATTACAAGACTGCTATATCAGGGCTTGCCAGGGTGCTGCCAGCGCTTGGGGTTGGGTTAGGTGTTGGAAAGGTAATTGAAAGCACCAGAGAATTTGAGCGCCTTTTTGCAGTACTTAAACAGGCGACAGGAAGCGAGGGCGCTGCCAACAAGGTTTTTAGCGACATTCAGCAATTTGCAAAAGAAACTCCATTTCAAATCAATGAATTGGTTGGCGCCTTTGTAAAGCTGGAAAACAGAAACTTCAATCCAACCATTGAACAGCTCAGAACGATTGGCGATATTGCTGCAAGCCAAGGCAAGACAGTAGACCAATTTACCGAGGCAATCCTTGACGCTCAGACGGGAGAGTTTGAGCGCCTAAAGGAATTTGGTATTGTAGCGAGAAAGAATGGAGACGATGTTCGTGTAAGTTTCAGGGGGCAGTCTGAGACTTTCAAAAACACCTCCGAAAACATAAGCGCCTATCTCCTTAAAATAGGAGAGTTGCCAGGCATCCAAGGTAGCGCAATTGCAGTATCTAAAACACTTGACGGGTCACTTTCAAACTTGGTTGACAACTTCACTCAGTTGTCTGCCAGCATAGGCAGCGGAGGCGGTGTATTAAAGGGGTTTGTCGATGGTATAAATTCCATTGTTGGGAGCATAAACGAATTGCTAGAAACGCCCCTATCTGTTGAGTTGTCTAACCAGCAAAGGGAATTCAACGCCCTATTGGGCGTATTGAATGACACTACGGTAGCTGAAAGTGAGCGAAACCGTGTTATTGAGACGCTGAAAAAAGAGTACCCTCAATACTTGAAATTTGTTGGAGATGACACAAAAGGCCAAATCGACCTAGCCAAGACCCTGGAATTCGGAAACAGCCTTTTTGAGCAGCGGATATTGTTACAGGCCACGGAGGAGGAGCGAACTAAGCTCACAAAGGAGAAGATACGGCTTGAAAACGAATTGACAGAAGCGCTAAAAGATCAGCAAAAAGCATCTAGTGTTGGCACCCGGCGCGCAGGAGGAGCAAGGAATGAAGCATCAGACCTTGGACAGGTTGAAAATGTCGCTGCAAATGCAGAGCGAAGGGTACTTGAAATAAGAAACGGTATTTCTGGAATTACCTCAGAAATAAACGAGCTGATTAAAACATCGGAAGACACGGCGCTTAGGACTACGGGAAAATCAATAGCCGATATTGAAAAGTCTATAAACGGGCTTTTCGGGGATGCGGAAAACGCACCATCTTCAACCGGTGGCAATGAAGGAAAAATTAAAGCGCTCGCAGGGTCAATAGGTTTTTTGTCTGCCGAGGTAGATAAGCTAGAGAAGAAAATAAACGCAACGCCCGTATCTTCTGGACTACTGCCAGGGCTTATCAGCGATCTGGATATTGCGAAGCAAAAACTTTCAGATGCGCAGCAGGCATTTTTGAAGCTGAGTTTTTTCCTGAAATTCGGCAGAGAACTTTCGGCTCCAACATCTACTGCAGACAACGAAGCCGCTCCATCTCTTGGACTTTTCCCAGAACTTCAAACACCCGAAAACGAACAAAGCGCAAAGGCTCAGGCGGCTGCGATAAAAGCAAAAGTCGAGGAAGATTTAAAGGCAATTGAGTTTCCTGTAGAAATAAAGGTTGACCCTGAAAGCAAGGCTGCGCTTGACGAGTTTGCTAGTCAGCAGCAAAAAGATGCCGACGAAAGAGAGCAAAAGCGAATAGACAGCCTTGATAAAGAGAAGGAGAAAAGACAACAGATTGAAGACGCTTTAGTTGATGCAGCCGTATCAAGTGCTCAAACGGCAGCCGATACGGTTTTCAATATCAAGCGCAACCAGCTTGAGCAAGAGCAGTCCGCAAAGTTTGCCGCCCTGGACGCTGAGGAAGCGGCTGCCATTGAGGCTGCAAACGGTAACGCGGTAAAGGAAAAGGCAATCAGGGCAGACTTTGAAAAGAAGCGGCAAGAGCTGGAGCGACAGGGGGCTAAGAAGCGAAAGGAGTTGGCGTTAAAAGAAGCCTACATTAACACGGCGTTGGCCGTCACAAAGGCATTGACCGGAGCGCCGCCACCGTTCGGCTTTATCCTTGCCGGTGCCGCCCTTGCTGCTGGTGTTGCCCAAATAGCAGATATAAACTCTCAGGAGTTTTGGCAGGGCGGTAAAGTTAAAAAGTTAGGCCCCGGGAAAGTGACAGAAAAGCCAAACGCACCGACCACAAAGCACGGTGACAATGTGCTTGCTTATTTGAAGCCAGGAGAGATGG